AGATGCTTGTATTGAGGCCAATCATCGACGAGAATATTGTGTTTAGCTTCGTGCATATGAAGCCGCTTATCTTTGCTACTACATGTGATAATATCTACATCATCACCAAACATCTTCTTAGCCCATCGGATTTTCTGTGGCTTAGCCCAAGTTCCTTGCGGACAACCAGTAAGAATAGTAGGCTTAAGATGCTTTACAGAAGTCCATAAATACATTGCATCTGGCATTAATGGCAACTTTTCGTAAAAGCCGTCATATGCGGCAAGAGTTTTCCAAAACAACTTACTACCATGCACTTCTTCATACTTACGAGGATGCATACCGAAAATATCGGTAGCAAGTTCATCAAAATCGGCTAATACGCCATCACAATCTAAAAACAATTTCATATATTATCCTTCAGGTAGTTGATAGATAGGAATACCTGTAACATCTCTACGAATAGACTTAGGTATATAGTTGTTGGAATCATTAAATTCCAATGGTGGTAATTTCATCTTAAGTCTATTTTCACACATTTTATTGAACCAGTAACGTTGGTGTTTTAATAATTCTTCACTTCTTTTGTCCCAGAAGTTGTTGAGGGAATTATTCAGATCATCAATAGACATTACCTGTGAATCCTCTATAAATAACCTATTATATTCCATTGACCATAAAGTCATTATAACCATTTCAGAAAAGATGTAAATAGGAATCTGCATGTTTGATCAAAATAATTTATCGCAACTGAACTTTAAATTAAAGTTGCCATCACTGAATGAGCTAGAGATGAGAGCTCAGTCTGTATCAATCCCCGGCTTAAGTCTTGGACAGGCTGATGTTCCAACACCATTCGTCCGTATTTACGAACCAGGTAATCTTGATTATAATAGTCTTGATGTATCTTTTATGGTAGGTGAGAACTTAAAGGATTATTTAGAGATCTATAATTGGATGGTTCAGCTAGGTTATCCAGATGGACTAGGTCAGTATAAAAACAAGACTATTGATGGAAGTGTGCTTATTCTAAACAGTTCATATACACCGATCGTGAATGTTCGTTTTACTGATTTATTTCCGATTTCACTTTCAAATCTTGACTTTAATAGCACTTTAACGGAAATACAGTACGTTACTGCTACCGTCTCATTTAGATTCACAAGATTCTATTTTGATGTACTTAGTAGTTGACATTTTTTAGAATTGGGTATATAACAAATAATGTAATAAAGTATCATAATGGAGTTAATGAATGAGAGTAATCAATCTCTTTGGAGGTCCGGGAACTGGTAAAAGTACTACTGCCGCGGATTTATTTTCACACATGAAATGGAAAAACATCAATGTCGAATTGGTGAATGAATACGCCAAAGAAGTCACCTGGGATGAACGACACAAGATCCTTGAAGATCAACTTTACATTATGGCTAAACAGAATCACAAACTCTGGCGATTACAAGGTAAAGTGGATTGGGTGATTACAGACAGTCCTATTGTGATGGCATTGGTCTATGCTGGTGAAAACTATCTACCAAACCATTTCAGATATTTGGGACATGAAATCTATAATCATTATGACAATATCAACATTTTTCTAAAGAGAGAAAAGCCTTATCATAGTGTTGGTAGGAATCAGACTGAAAATGAAGCTCGTGACTTAGATGCTAAAATTAAAAATCTTTTAATAAATTCTGGTTATTCTTTCATTGAAGTTCCTGCAAACCAAGATGCCAAACACATCATTTTTAATCACTTAAAGGTTCACCATGATCTACAATTTAATTGACTGCAACTCCGAAATACTAAAGAATCCTGTACCAAAGTTTGATTTTAGTAATCCTCCTACAGACCCTATTCAGTTAGCACACGATCTAGCTGAAACGATGTTAAAGCATAATGGTATGGGTCTTTCTGCAAATCAAGTAGGTTTACCCTACCGAGCATTTGCAATTAAAGCAAATCCAATCATCGTATGCTTTAATCCTATCATCGTTGATATGAGCGAAGAACGAATTTATCTTGAAGAAGGATGTCTATCATATCCTAACTTCTTTGTAAAAGTCCGCCGTCCTAAAATTGTCAAAGTTCGTTATACAGAACCTAATGGTAATATCGTAACCAGAAAACTTGACGGACTTACATCACGTATCTTTCAACATGAATATGATCATCTTGAAGGTATCAACTACATCAAGAGAGCAAATCGTATTCATGTCGAGCAGGCCAGAAATAAGCAAAAGTCTGGCAAAACTCCAAATTCAAGTTTTAACTTTATTGATGCATATTTGACAGGGAAGATTTAAATTTACATTTATTAAAATGGTATCTAGACATATTACCACCACCTCCAGTAGTATTACAATGTGGGCAAGTACTAATTTTCATTTGTTTTCCGAGTTTAGAAATGGACATCTTTTTTCTAGACTCATCGGACATAGTTTTACCTAACATAGGACTTTTATAATTTTCAGATTTATAATATTTTTTGCGTTTTCCTCGCATTTTAGATTTTGTTTCTTCTGAAATTATTCTACCTTTAAGTTTTTCACTCATTAGTTTTTTAGATTCATCTGTATGCTTTTTGTTTTGCATAGGATTAATCTTTCTAGCTTTAGCATTAATTGAAAGTTTTTGTTTTGATTCTAATGAATGTAAATGACCAGCAAAACAAGGACCACCCGTATGTGAATTTTCAATCATAAGATTTGCCCATAATTTAGATTTTACTATGTCATTATCTTCTGAAAATTTTAGTGCAAATTCTTCACAAAGTTTTTGATCATCAAATCCCCAAATTTCTAAAGTTTTAACATATTCTTTACCATGCTTTTTGATGTGTCTGCACCACATTTTACCAGATCCTAAATATTTAAATGGATCACTTTTGATGGTCTTACCGAAATACTTTAATCCGGTAATTGAATGCTGTTTAACGTAGAGATATATAATCATGCTGGCTGCTCCTTGTAAGCTCTAGTGTGGTTGGGGACGGCAATCCCGCGAACCACTTTATTTATAATAAAAGGAATTTAACATTAAACTTGAAGAAATTCTTACATCATGGGAAGTCGACTGTAAAATTGACAAGACAAAATTGTCAGATGAAGCTATTAAGATCCCTCAGTTACACCACAAATACTATCGGATATATATTAACGAGAGGCTTACTCTCCGTAAATATGAAACTCAACTTAAGATTCTGAAGAAAGACAAGTTTGAGTTTTATACAGAAGGTCCAACCGAAGAAACTCATGCATTAGGATGGCGATTACCACCTAAGGGAAAGATCCTTAAGGCGGATGCAAATGGTTATGTGGAAACTGATAAAGATATTGTTGATCTTACTTTGAAAATAGGACTTCAAATGGAGAAAACTGATTTACTTGAATCCATCATTAAATCAATTGCTAATCGAAATTTCATCATTACTAATGCTATTGCGTTCGAGAAATTTCAATTGGGAATCTAATGACCGATGTTCACTTAAGGTATGTTAATGCTGTCCACGTAAAAGTAATAGCCGAACCATCAATTATGATGGAACTATCGGAACATTTTACGTACTTTGCTGAGAATTATAAATTCAGTCCTAAGTTTAAAGCTAGAATTTGGGACGGCAAGATCAGATTGCTAAATAGTCTTACAGGCTTAATTTATGCTGGTTTGGCACAACGAATTAAAAAGTTCTGTGATGCCAGAGGCTATTCATTTTCATTTGATGACGAACTTACATATCAAAATATAACAGAAGATGAACTTCGTACTCATATTAAATCTCTGAATATCCCCGACAAGTTCCAGGAACGTGATTATCAGTTTGAATCAATTTTGAAATGTCTACGTACTGGTAAGCGTACTCTATTGAGTCCTACTTCAAGCGGTAAATCAATGATGATTTACGTCATATCCCAGTGGTATAAGCAATTCAAGGGACTTATTATCGTACCTACTATTGGTCTTGTTTCACAGATGGAAAGTGATTTTAGAGATTATGGCTATACCGGAAAAATATCCACAAGCATT